AGTAGCTAAAGTTGCGTTTGCGGTGGTTACTGAACCTAAAGCTTCCGCAGCTTCCCTTGCAGCAATTGCCACTGTTAATAATGATTGTGCTTTTGCCGCAGCCGCAGCAATTTCTTCTGACTCAGCACCAAAGGTTGCAAATATTGATTGTGCCGCAGCAAATGAAGCTGTGAATGCAGAACCAACTTTTACGAATGATTTAAATGGGGTTGTAAAATCACCCTTTTTAATTTCATTACTAATACCCTTAATATTTTTCTGTGTTTTTTCTGTTTCTTTATTTAATTCTTTAACAGCTTCAGCACTTTTTTTATTTTCAACTATTGTAATATCACCAACCTCTACAGCTTTTTGTATTAAACCATCATATTTTTTTTCTAAACCTTCAATAGCAGATGATAGTGTATCAAAGCCTAAAGTTGCATTTTCTGTGTTGGCAAGTTCTTTTTTTAATCTTGCAATTTCTTTTTCTAAATTCTGTATTTCTTGTACAGCGTTTGAAGTGGAAACATTAATAGTATAAGTTAATTTTTCAGCCATTTTTTAACAAGTTGTTTCTAATACCCTTCCATAAGTATCAACACCAACAAAGGTGGTTGAACTTGAAATTTGCCTAATATAAGTTCCCATTGGTAATAAAACATATGCGGTTCCAATATCAGTATAAACTGTATCTAAATTACCCAATGTTCCTGTGCCAAAGGAATAAAAAGTTTGAAGGGTTGCTGTACCATTACATACATCTTCTTTGTCTGTTGAAATGTATGCCAAGTCATAATAGAATGGTTCTGGTGATGGGTAGCCCTGATTTGGTGTATAAACATAAATTGGTGCGGGGGGTTGAATATCATAATAAGGTGTAGCATCTTTAATTAATGAAATCTCTACCAACCTTTTATTAACCAAATCAGCATCGGTTATTTTTTCAATGGTAAAATATGCATCCTTAATCCATATTTTATCATTTAATTTAGTTTCATATACATCAATTGGTTTGTAATAGAAATTACCACTTAACCTTTTTGTATTGGGGTTATAAAGGTTCTCTACAAATGTTTGCCAAAAACTATTATAAATTGTAAAGTCAGTAAATTGTTGAATTTGAGTATTTGTATTTCCAAAGAAATCAAAAGTGCTTTGGAAATTTAAATCAGATATTACTTCACTAATTTGTGATTCTAAAGTGCTTAAATGCGACACACAGGGGTAGGTTGTCCATTCCACAGGTGTTGCACCTGAAAGTAGGTACCAAGAGCCCTGTTGTGTTTTTAACGCATCTTTATAAGCCAACCTGTTTCCTACCCAAAAAAATAAGTGGGGTGTTGTTGAATATGGTGCTTGTTGGTTGTTGTTTAAATAATAATATTGTGGTATAATAAAATTTGGAGCATTTGTTACCCCTGATGTGGGGCAAGAACCAAATGGTACTTCGTATATTTGTTCCCCAATTAATAGGTTTGAGTCAGAAAAAAATTTTTGCCTACCAAAAACAAATTTGTTTCTGTCATAGAATAACTTTGGTAAATATTCAAAGTCAGTCCATTCATATGTCCAAATATCATCTTTTGCTAAATCATAGGAAAGTGGTTCAACTTTTACATCAGAATTTAAATCAAGTTTCTGTGTCCAATCCCTAATGGTTCTTGTTGTATCATTATAAATTTTATTATATGGTTCAATACGAATTACCTTGGCTTGTTCATCTTGGCTTACAACCAAATTAAACATTGTAATAAATGATTTGAAAAATGTAATACATTCAAGGTTTGGCATACCTAATTTCATCAATACCAAATCTTGAATTACACTGGGGGACTGGTACAGTTCATACATAGGCCCTACGGGGTCAGTTACACCCCCCTGGTTAAATCTTCTAATACTATATTGACCCTTGTTATTACTGAAACAAAATGGTTGAATATAGGGGGTTTTATCAAATATTACTACTTCAACAAATTCACCTGCAACAAATGTATGATTAATAAATAGGTTAACAGGAAATTCATTATTCAATGCCCCAACAAGTGGTATGTTTGCACTTTCATAGAACATTGTACCTGTTCCAATAACATCTGTGGAGTCATTTGATTTATAAGCCCTTACAGTAATATCTGGTGACGCAATTGCTGCAAACATACAGAAATCATCTGTAAACAGGTTGAACCTTATATTAAAACCATATTGCCCTTGATAGGGTATCTGAAATAAATTACCAACACCAGAATTTGTAAAATTATTTAATGGGTCATAAGCTGGCCCAATACGGCTCAAAAATGGTAAACGGGTAAATGTATCTTTATCATACCTTTTACTTTTACTATTAATAATAAAGGTTTTAAAAATATTTTGGTTTGTTACCCCTGATTGGTAGTCAATACCAATTTTACCATTTTGGAAAGTATCCATATAAATGGATGTAAAATATTCACTATTTAAAAAATCACTTTGTACTTGATAACCAGTTTTAGCAAACATTCTGTCAAGAACAGATTTTACTTGTATGGCTGGTTTGAACATTGAAGCTGGCATTGGCCTTCCTGATAAACTAAATGAAGTGGGGGTATCAAAGTCATAGGTAAATGTTGGTGTAGCCCCTGATGAAGTATCACCCTGATAGTCCAAACCATAGTTAATTAATGGGTATAAAATTTGCCCATTTAACAAACCTGAATTACCATCGTTAATACACTCCCAACTTTTTGTTACTGAAGAATAAACCAATAGGTGGTTAAGGTCGGTATAATCTAAATCTTGTAATTGTAAATTTCGTAGTGGTGTTGTAAAGTCAGCTACTTCCCCCAATATAAATGTTTCGTAAATTCTTTCTTCAGCATTTGTAATTACCGAATTTAAACGCAATACACCCTGAAAAATATCAGTACCCCTGTATTGAACTACACAAGGTATTTTTTGTAATGGGTTGAATTCTGTACCATTTACTTCAAAATAATGTTCAAACAATATTGCATTATTATTTGTTCCAGGTAAGGTAATAGTTCTTGAATATGGCACCCGCCTATCTGTAAGGTTAGCCAAGTCATTTTGTTGAATGGTAAGGGTAATGGGTATATCTTCAAACGCATCTAACCTTTGCCAAGTATTACCTGTAAGTTGAACCAATAATAGGGTATCCATATTATTTACCTAAAAGTTTAATATTATTTGAGTAAACATATTGTAATTCAAGGTTATAGATAGTTCTATTACCTTCAATCTTTTTTTCAAATTCTGTGTTTAGAATATTGATTGGTGCTAAACCGCCTTCGGTTGTAATTTCATAAACTAAATTACTAGTCCACAATTCTTCAAGCCATTGAAATGTTGGTTGATTAACAAACCCTGTATTAACTATCACAGTTTCAACCATCACAACATTCGAGTCATTTAACCCCCTTGAATATTGTGTTTTTGCAGGGTCATTCGAACCCCAGTCAATATTCAATGATTTGTATTGTTGCCTTGTAATTGCTAAACCTTGAAATCTATTAAACAACAATGTTACATAATCCCAATGTCCATATCTGTTTAGGAACATAATCTGAATATGTTGGTTTGAAGAGCGTGTAGGCCCACAAGTCAAATTAAAAGTAAAAATCTCAGAAACTGGTGTATATTCTACGCAGTTTCCTTCTGTATATCCTGTTGGTGGTGTTTGTGGAATTAAAGCCATATTTTTTATATTTTTAGCAAGGGCCCCCAGGGTTACAAATGAATGCAACAGGTGAAGCTGAGTAGATATCACCACCGTATTGGTAGTCCCCGAAGTAAGGTATTGTTAATGCACAATCAGTGTATAAAGTTGCCCCAATATCATTAGGTAATACGCCAGGTGCTGTATAAACATTGACAGAGAATGGGTTGTCACATCCACATTGTCCACCAGGACAAGTATTTGTACATTCCTGTATTACTATGGGTATACATTCTCCACCAGTTGATGATGGTGTTGGTGTCATTGTTGGGGTTCTAGTTGGGGTAGGCGTTTGTGGTACTACACAAGGCCCTAAATAAGTTACTTCACTATACGCACTTTCAATACTATTAATACAAGCACAAATTGTAGTTGCATTTAATGGTGGTAATGCGTATGTTGTTGGGTTACCATAACAGTTAATATACTGTATAAAGTCAGTATTTTCATACGACAAATTTTCAACAACATATTCACCACAAACACAAGTAGGTGTTGAAGATGGGGTATTGGAAGGTGTTGGGGTTGGCCCACAAGGCCCACCTGTTAATATTGTAACAGCTAATTCTGTTATTGGGTATGTGCAGGAACAAATATTATAAACAAGGTTTGGAACAATTACTAAATTTTCTATAACACCTGTTGAACAATTTGTTATTGAAACTGAAGCTACAGTTTCACCTGTATAGTTTAATTGATATTCTGTACAACCACCACAGAAACTTGTTGGAGTTACTGAAGGGGTTATAGATGGTGTTGGTGTTAAACCTGGTGTAGGTGTAGGCGTAGGGCTGGGTTGTATTGGTTCTGTAGTACCAGTAAATTTACCAAATAGTTGAACTGTATATTGAACTGTGCCCGCAGGTATTTCAGGTAAGTTTGCAGGGCCAGCTGCAACATATAATGTATTGTAATCTGTAGTTCCTGTAATAGGTTCAATAAGGTATAAATTTTGGTAAACCAAATTACAATTGTTTCTTGGCCCACCACCATTTGCCAGTATGTTATCATAGGTTGTGGCGCTTAATAAGGTACCCTGGTTGTCATAGAAATTATACTCTACATAGTACCCTTCACTTAAGCCTGATGTTGCACCACTCCACAAATAATAGTTTGTAAAACCTAATGTAAAATAATCTGTTTCTAAAACATCTAATATTCTTGGCGCATTTGTTAAAAACAAACCACTTGTTGTTGGGTAAACACCCTGTGGTTGCCCTGATAACACAAATGGTTCAATATCAAAATCTTGTTGTGTTGCACGGGGGTTAGTACCCATTGTTGAACGAAATACTTTGAATACATCCGTTTGAACCGCTGGTGGCCCTTGTGAATTTCCATACCCTGTAAAACCTGTTAAACCAGCTAATTCAGAGTTAGCATATTCATACCCCACCTTTAAAAAGTAGTTAATTACTTCATCATTTGCAGGACGTGAAAAAGGAAATGTTTGATGTGTATAAATTGGTGTAGTATCCCAATATGAAATTGGTAATGAATCTGTATAAGTTTCTAAAATTTGTTGTAAATCAACAATGCCCAAACCATAAGGGTTTGGTGAGCATTTACCTTCAAAAACTAATTGTTCTTCAACATATAGTTCATAGTTGTATTTAAATTTAAATGTTGTTGTGCTATTGTATGTACTTGAAGACAATACAAAGAAAATACCATCAGATAGTACTGGTTGAAATTGTGATGGTGTTGTTTGAAATGTAATACTCATATTTTTTAATTTTCTAAACCTGTAAATAATTCGTTGAATAACCTTTTACCATATTCACCTAAATAATATTTAATTCTTTCATCTGAGGCTTTTAAGCCCTCCTGCAAAAAGAATGTAGGTGCAATACCATATTCACCAATGCTGGCCTGTACCATAAATGCCCTTTGCCTATTGGAAATAAACCTACCACGCCTATCCCTAAATTGTGGTAAACCTTTCTGTGAAATCCAATTTTCTATTGCTGATAGTGGGGGGTACTTAACTGTTGGTGAATTCTTTTTACCCCTACGCCCATAGTTTACATAGTATGCATAATCTGCGCCAGGAAAGGAAATATCAATTGCTAAACCATCTTCAGTTTCCAAAGGTTTAACCGTTACACTTTCATATAATAACCCAGTGTTTTTTCTTTGTGAAAGTGCACCAACATAACCAGCATAACCACCATTAACAGGTTTTGCTTTACCATCCCACGCACGGCTTCGGCGAACCTTCAGTAATTGTTCTTGTATATCATTTTTAACAATATCACAAATTAAATCTATTATATCAGTGCTAGTAGACATATATTAAGTTATTTTTTAACACAATCCAACTGAGCCCGCTACCGCTCCACTTCCATTAGGAACAATCCATATTAAAGTTCCATTAGAACCTTGTCCAACAAAAATTGGGGTTGTAGGTGGAAAGTAAGGTATAGTTAGTGCGCTATCCGTGTATAGTTGTAATGGAAATGTAGTGAAATTATTTAGAGGAACAGCTGTATAAAGTATAATCTCTGAAAGTGGGTTTTGACTACAAACATCACCTTGCATTAGTTCCTGATATAAATTGTTTGTGTAATAAGATGCAGCACCTGTTGGACTTGGTGTAGGGGTTAAAGTTGGTGTTGGTGTAATTGTTGGGCTTGCACTTATTGTTGGCGTTGGATAAAAATCACAAGCATCAATAGTATCATACACTATTAGGGGGACTTCAAGTGCTACCCCAGCACAATGGTCACCAAACCTTTCAAAAAATGGTAGTGCTGTTGCTGGTAAATTAATATCTATGTTATCATAAATTTCTGGTAATGTATTCATCCCCCTTTTTACATAACTTAAGAACCTTCGTGCTTCAAGGCTCATATCAGAAACAGCATCTTTTTCATTAGACAAATCCCAATTAAGAATATCTGCAAATATCATAGTTAAAGAATAAACTGTCATATTTTCCTGGTATTCTATTGCCTGTGGCACTACAAATAAAAACGGGTAGTTAACACTTGAACCCGAAATGTTTTTTCCAAAGTCAACCAAATTACCATAACCAAAGGTGTTTAACATAGGTGATTGTTCCTGAAAATATTGCAGGTAATCAAGAACCTTATGGAAGGTTGTATAGTTGTTCATTATTCCGCTCATTTGTTCAATCTATTTTTGGACTCCATTTTTTTTATTTCGTTTTCTTGTGCAATTATTCTGTCTTTTAACAGAGAAGCTGCATTTAAACATAAATACATATTAAGTTGGTTGAGGCTGTCAATTTTAGTTATGTCTTCTT